CGTAGTGTAAACACCATAGGCTGTGAAGATGACGCTGCAATTGAGCAACGTTTAGCAGAAGTGGCAATGGGTGTACACAACAAGATCTGTGTAGGTGCTATACTAGCTCCTTCAGATGAAGTAGAAGCGGCAGACGCCGATCTAATCACAGAATAGGAAGTAATAACATGAGCGACAACGCAGTAACAATTAACGACACTGAGTATAACTTTGAAGACTTATCTGAGAAGGCTCAAATGTCTTACCAGCAGCTTCTGTCCCTAAGGAACCAGATGATGGACTTAAGTATGAAGCAACAGCAACTTGCAGCAGCTCAATCAGTATTCGAGAAGGTACTTGAAGAAGAGTTGACTGAAGGTTCTGAGCAGACTGTGGAGGCTGCGTAGTTTCACTTCCACAATAAGAGCATTGGATCCCCCATTAGCTAATTAAAGGAGCACACAGATGGAGTCCTCAGCTAGATTCGACAGACTGGAAGCTAAAATAGATAAACTAGCTGACGCTATGATCAAGCTTGTGGAGATAGACACAAAGATTGATGGTCTACTCTTCCACAACAACACCCAAGATAACCGTTTAAACAAACACAGTGAAGCCCTAGATGACCATGCGGTTAAACTCGCAGTAGTATCTAAGTCGAGTGGAACCAATGAGTGGTTCACCCGAGTAATGATAGCTGCACTAGTAGCTGGAGTGGCCTTCATGATGAGGAGCCACTAATGTGCACTATATGCAACTCATACAATGTAGCTAAAGGCTCTAAGGTATGTAGGAATTGTAAGAAGGAGAGGTAACATTATGTTTGAATCACTGGTGTCCCTACACAGGGACCGTATCACCGAGGATGTATTCTTTGATATAGCAAGAGGCTGCTACAGGAATGCCTCACATATTCATAAGTTTGGGGCTAACCCCTCAGTAAACAAAGCAACAACCCCAGAGACAGTGTGGAGCTCTGGTGGACTATACCCTTGGGATTCACTTAATGCAGCGAGTGTATTAGTGTGCGCCTCAACGTCCGCAAGTGACGCAGGTACTCTAACTGTAATTGGTCTTGATGCTGACTGGAATGACATATCTGAAGAGGTCACACTCACAGGTACTGTTGGTGCAACTACAACTAACACCTTCATAAGGGTGTTCCGGTTACAGTATCAAAATGGTCTTGCAGCAAACGTAGGTGATATAACTGCCAAAGTATCCACAGTGGTCGTAGGTCACATAACAGCTACCTTTGGGCAGTCACTGGTGTCAATATACTCAGTACCAGCAGGGTACACGGGATATCTATTAACAGGTAAAGCAAGTGTGCAGAAGAATAAGAATGCACAAGTACAGATGGTTGGTCGGCAGTTTGGAGGTTCCTTCCAGATTGGTCACATAGGTGAAGTCTCTGACAGCTCCTACGATTATGACTTCAAGGTTCCTCTTGTGTTCCCTGAGAAATCAGATATAGAAATTAGGGTGTCACAGGCTGAGACTAATGGAACTCGTGTAACTGCAAGCTTCGATATGGTTCTTGTTAAGGGAGGTTAATAGATGTTTGGATTACCAATGGAAGCTGTCACCATGATGGGCAGTACTGTAGGTGGCGCTGCGATGAAGATGTGGTCGCAGTCCCAAGCCGATAAGGCTGAACAACAGAAGCAACTTATGGGACGCTTTGACGCATCTGAGAAGAGTGTTGATAGTGCTCGTGCACATCAAACACCTAATGCCCAATGGATACGCAGGTTCCTTGTAATCTCATTCATGAGTATGGCTATGTTAATACTACTGGCACCGTTACTGGGGTTCAACACAGTAGTCCCAGTGGATGTCACATCAGGCTTCAGTTTCCTATTCTTTGACTTTAAAGACACAGTCACTGAGTATGTATCATTGAACGGTATGGTCACCCCCGTGTGGCTACCACATGCAATCACATCAGTGGTTGGTATGTACTTCGGTCAATCAATTGTAGCTCGTAAATAAGGAGGCACTATGCCATTTCAAATAACCCCAGAGATTGACTTCTCATCTGTGGGTCTCATCACAGATATGCCAGCACACTCTCTACCCCAAGGAGCTTGGAGTGACTGCCTCAACATGAGAGTTAAAGATGGATCAGTTCAGGGAGTCAATGACTTCGTAGCTGGCTTCGATGTTAACTCCTCATATGCTACAGGAGAGCCAGTAGCGATAACCCAGTGGACTCCTGCAGGATCTAACTATCTCAACATAGCGTATATCATTAAGGATGTAGCGTCATCTACGGGTACTAAGGGGCGTGTCTTTGTATACAACTCTAGTACTACGCAGAACGTTGAGATCACTAATGCTGTATCTTCTGCTAACTTTGAGATAGATGACAACTTCCCACCACAGCTATTCGTATTCAATGGAGTACTTATCTGTAATCCGGGAACTGGTAACCCACAATATATCTCAGCAGATGCCACAACTAATGGTAATCTTGTTGATCTACCTAACTGGGCAGCAATGGCTGGAACCCAGTACGCAAGGGTATTAAGGCCCTTTAAGAATAGGCTAGTAGCTATGAGCTTCTATGATGACAAGGACACTGCTACTACAGCAGATGATGAATCCTACCCTATAGACTTCGTTTGGTCTTCTCATATTACTGCACTAGATTCACTAGCTAACGTAGAGTGGCAAGCTTCCCTAATCAACACAGCTGGTGATGCTTTCTTATCCCAGACTCCGGGACGTATCCTTGATGGTAAACAACTAGGTGAGTTCTTCATAGCATACAAGACAGATTCTGTTGTACGTGTGTATGAGACTGGTGATACCTTTGTACTTGGCTTTGATCCTATCTTTGAAGATGATGGAATCTACTCGACTCGTTGTGTAACTACTATTGGTGATTCACAGCATCTTGTTATAGGTAACTATGGTGTCTATGTACACGATGGTCAATCTCAGAAGCAAGATATAGCTAAGGGACTCTTCCAAGATACTATGTTTGATCTTGTTAAAGGTAGTGATAAGGAGAAGTCATTTGTATTCCAACAGACCCGAGACAAAGAAGTCTGGTTCTGTTTCCGTGAGACTGGAACCACAGGTTCTGGTTGTAACAAAGCATTTGTATTTAACTATGCAGACCAAAAGGTACACATACGTACCCTACCAAACATCACTGATATCTATGAGACAGAAGTAGAAGGTGCCCTGCGTATCTTTGGAGCTTCCCCTGATACAAACTCTGTGATGGAACTATCAAATGATACACTGATCTCCAATGGTTGGTTCGTGAGAACTGAGGATGACCTAGGGGCTAGGGCTATGTACAAGGATATTGATGGACTCTTCCCACAGGCAGAGGATCTCTTTAATATCGCTGTATTTGGTACATCATCTAAGGTAGGAGACTCTGCACTAACAACTGGATTCAATAGTACTGATCGGGTATACGATCCCTCAGGATCCTACAAGGTAGACGTAAGGCAATCAGGTCGCTACATCAATGTGCGAGTTACAATGTCTGGAACTACTAACCCCAAACTAACTTCAATTCAATTCAGTCTCAATCCTACAAGCAGGCGATAATATAACTAGGGAGTAATCATGGCTAAGATTAGCGAAACAGAACTACAGAGGCGCTTAAGAGCCCTCGAGAAGAAGACAGGTTCCTCCCTTAAGGTATTCGTCAGTAACATAGATCCCACAGGGACTAACTTTGGTGAGGGGGAGCAGCACTACAACAGCACCACAGGGAATCTATTTATATTCTCTGGTGGTGAATGGAAAACAGCATCTAATGTACTTCATATTAGATATGCAGCCTCAGTCACTAACTTAGACACAGGTGGTATAGCACCCTCGCAGGGTGACGTTGTAGGCTTCTCTGAACTACCCTATGATTCCTTAGGTGACCAATTGGCTTATCGTGGATTATGGTTTGGAGGTGCAGATGCATCTACAGATCCTACGGACTACCAGTGGACACTTACTTCTGGAGCTAATGGCGCTGTACCTACCTACGAAAGGTACTACTCAGAAGCTGCTGGATTGTTCTCTGAAATGGGAGACCCCACTAATCCGGGTGCTGGCATAACATGGATAGTAACTACTACAACAACACCCTCAACAGCCTATTGGGTTGCTGAGAGATATACAATAGAAGGTGTAGTCTCTGAATGGCAGATCTACCCAGTTCAAGCGAAGGACGGAGGAATACCCTTTGTATCTTATACTAAAGCTGGGTTCAATATGCCAGTACTTGGGGACTCCACTTGGATAGCTGATGCTGTTATAGCAGTGTCTTTCTTCACAGGTAAAGCATACACTAACCAGAAAGAGTTTGGTTATGGTACAACAGTCGTCATTACATATGATAATGGTAAACTATATGGTACCTTTAAGAGATCAGGTTCTTTGGACATCTGGGCGGCACCTACGTCTTTCATTGATGGTGACTTAATTGTTGATGGGACTATATCTACTGACCACTTACAAGCTAATTCGATTGATGCAACTAAACTAGTCATCACAGGGCTTAACGCAATAACATATAGCACAGTTGGTGCTGATGAACTAGGTGCTGCTGCTGATGCTCAAGTAGCTGCGGCTGCTTATGTTGATGCAGGCTTTGTGGCTAATTCGGTACGCACTAGTGACTTAGCTTTAATCCAACTACAATTAGATGGAAGTATCACATCGTGGTTCCTACCACACGTACCTACACTTATTAACCTACCTACATCTGACTGGACAACTAATGCAATTAAGAATCAGCATCTAGCTGACCTATTCTATGATGATATAACTGGGTATGCGTATAGGTTCACACTAGTTGCAAGCACGTACTCTTGGGTTCGTATAACTGATACTGATGTGACAGCTGCCTTAAACAATGCATCCACTGCTCAAGACACAGCTGACAGTAAGCGAAGAGTCTTTGTAGTTACACCTGTCTCACCCTATGACGTAGGTGATCTCTGGGACACAGGTGCAGGTATCAAACGTTGTATCACACCTAAAGCCCCACTTGCTGCTTATGTTGCAGGTGATTGGGTTCAGATAACAGATGCAGAAGGTGCTGCTGTTACAGCTAAGACAGAGGCAATCGCTGCTGCTGCTATTGCTGCTCAAACTAAGGCTGATTTAGCTCAAACAACTGCAGAGGCGTATGCTGATGGAATTGTTACAGCAGAAGAAGCTAGAGCTATACTTGATGCTACTAATAAGGCAGATGCTGCTCAGGCTGCTGCAGAGGCTGCTTCTGACGTATTAGGATCTGCAGCGGCTGCTCAAGTAGCTGCTATTAATGCTGCTGCTATAGCTGCTCAAACTAAAGCTGATTTAGCTCAAACAACTGCAGAGGCTTACGCTGACGGAATTGTTACAGCTGAGGAAGCTAGAGCTATACTTGATGCCACTACTAAAGCTAACGCTGCACAAGCTGCTGCTGAAGCTGCAAGCGATGCACTAGGTTCTGCTGCGGCTGCTCAAGTGGCTGCTATAGCTGCTTCCGCAACTGCCTCACAGGCTAATGCTGATTTGGCTGAGACAACTGCTAAGGCATATGCTGATGGCATAGTGACTGCTGAGGAAGCTAGGGCTATACTTGATGCAACTACTAAAGCAGATGCTGCTCAGGCTGCTGCAGAGTTAGCCAGTGATGTAGCTGGAGCTGCTGCGGCTGCTCAGGCTGCTAGTGATCCTGTTGGGTCTGCTGCTGCTGCACAAGTGGCTGCTATAGCTGCTGCTGGAATTGCTGCTCAAACTAAGGCTGATTTAGCTCAAACAACTGCAGAGGCGTATGCTGATGGTATCGTAACTGCAGAAGAAGTTAGAGCTATACTTGATGCTACTAATAAAGCTAACGCTGCCCAAGCGGCTGCTGAGGCTGCTAGTGATGCTGCAGGTACAGCTCAGGCTGCTGCAGATGTCATAACTAATAACATATATACAACTGCGACAACTACTATAGATGGTGGTAAGATAACCACTGACTCAGTTACTTCCAATAAGATCTCAATGAATGGCCCAATAGAGTTCAATGCAGCTGCTTCTGGTTTACACTGGAATAAGAATGCATATGGAGATGGGCTGTATGGTGGCTTCATAGGTCGTCATCTAACTTCAACAGGTGCTGATGCGATTGGCTTAGACTTCACCAGTGCTACCAGTTCTATTAGAATGAGCAGTGGTGGTCGTTTGGTAACCAAAGGTATCCTTTTGGAGACTGGAGTTCCCGGAACTTCCGTTGAATATGATACTGTCGGTACTCACACCTTTACTATAACAAGTGCTGCAGGTAGCTTTGTGAGTGTAGTTGCTACAGGTGGAGGTGGTGGTGGTGCTAACAACTGGGTAGATAGCTTCCATCCCGGAAACCCCGGAGGTGGAACTGGTGCTGCAACCACAATGGCATTCCTTGATTCAGGAGGTAGTGTTATTGGATCTGTTATAACTGCAGCTGGAGGTACAGGTGCAGGTGACACTGTGTCTTCAAACGCTGCAAACGTGTACGGAGTGCAAGGTGGTTCCTCACTACATGCCCAAGGTGGCGCAGGCGGTAGTTATAATGGTGCAGGTGGTAATGGCTCGAGAGGTTCTGGCGGTGGTGGTGCAGGTGGTAACGGGAATGGTGGTAACGCTGCTTCTCTTAGCCCTTCAGGGTCAGGTGTAAGTATCGCAGATTCACTAACAGTTCCTGCAGGTGCAGTTTCACTCAGAGTTATTATAGGTTCTGGAGGGTCTGGTGGATCAACGAGTTATCCATCTGGCACTCAGGCGGCAGGTGGTAGTGGTGGTGCAGGTTTTGCATCTGTAACACCTCCAGCATCTGGTAGCCAACTATTTGACTTTGAAGACCTAGCTACAAACTCTGTACCTTGGCCTACCTTAGGTCAGATGACTACTACATCTCTTGGATCTCTAACTAACCTAGGTTCTGGTGGTGCAGGTTGGTATTACGTCGCTATTATTAATGGTAACAATGGTAATGGTAGTGCTGCTAGTTTCGTAGGTATGCCCCACTATTATAGTGGTACACCTACTGCTGGTGGGACATCTGCTATCTGGTATCAAATGAAGTAAGGTTAGGCTCTCAGGGTAGTACCTGAGGGCTTTCCATAATTAAACAAACAGTGAGGACTAACAAGTATGTCAATTGAAATCAAGCAAGTAGTAGGTGAGGATATACTTATTAGGTATAATTCTTTTAAGGCCCTTATAGGGGTAGCTCTAGAACACAGTTCTGGAGAGTGGACTGTACAACAGATCATTCAAGGTTGTCTATCAGATCCACAGAACTTCCACCTATGGGAGATCTTTGATGATGGTGACTTTGTAGCACTAGCTACCACAAGGTATATTCAGTACAACAACTTCTCTTCTCTCCATATTATAACATTAGGTGGAAAGACCAATGATAGGATGGCTGAGTGGACAACTGAGTTTGCTGAACAGATGAAGAAGTTCCCACAGATTGACTGTTTAGAGTTCACTGGAAGACGAGGGCTCTTGAAGCCCTTGACTAAGTGTGGCTGGAAAGAACGTTACACAACCGTAAGATTAAGTTTAAAGGAGACCTTCGATGTCTAAACTAATAAAGATTTATGATGGTATGATATTTGATATGTCTACTGGTGCAGTACTAGAACATGGTGAAGTTACATACCATGCAGAAGAAGATATCGCACATTGCGGTGGTGGTGGTGAAACTAAACAGACAACTCAGTCTGGTTTTGCACAGGAATATAAACCTGAAATCAAAGAGATGCTTGCTGCAACTAAAGAGAAGTATGACACAGGTAAGCTAGGTCAAGTTGCTGGTTTCACACAGACTGGACTTGATGCACAGAATCAGGGCATTGCTGCTGCTGGTAATCAAACAGCTCTTGCCTCACACATGATGGGTATTGCAGGGCAACCTGTAGATCTCTCTGGTCAACGTGCAGCTTCACTACAGCAAGCCCAAGGTGCCCTAGGTACTTCACAGGCAGCTGCTGGGGAACGTGGAGGTCTTGGTGGATCTCGTCAGATGTTGAACCAAGCTAGTATCGAACAAGGCTTAGCTGCTAACTTCGCTGGCATTGATCAACAGGCTCAACAGATGCAGACACAGAATATTGGACAAGCTATGGCTATGCAAGGTCAGGGTGCACAAACCCTTGGTATGATCGGACAAGCTCAACAGGCTCAAGGTCAATCAGAAGCTGATGCTGACTACACTGCACTTGCACAACGCATTGGTTTATTCTCAGGTGTTGCACCAAAAGAACAGACTACTACTAAGACTGGGGGTAAGTAGTCATGGCTGGATTCAACCCCTTTGCTCCACAGATGGAGAAGAAACAAGGTGCACCTCAGGCTCCGGGAGTACAAGCACCTAACGTACCTATGCAGGATCAACCCGGATTAGCCCAGACACTTGCCCCTTCTGTATTCAGTAAGGCTATGGGTTCTGAAGCAGCTGGTGAGATGGGTACAGCAATGACTGATAGCATCGCAGGTAAGTGGGCTTCACTGACTGCAGCACCTACAGCAGCTATCTCAGCACCACAAGCAGCAGGTATGGCAGAACTTGCAGCATCTACAGGTGGTACCTTAGCTCCCGGAGCAGCACAGGCAGTAATGGGCTCATCAGCTCTAGCTGCACCTGTAGTTGCCTCAGCAGCAGGTACCACTGGACTAGCAGCAACCGCTGGTACAGCAGGTGGAGCACTAGCTTCAGCAGCCCCTATGGCAGCAGCACTAGGCCCATTCGGTATCCCAGTGTTAATTGGTGCAGGCCTTATGGCAGCTAACTCAGGAAAATAAAGGAGACTTATGAGTACAAAACTACACGGAGCTGATGCGATTGCAAAGGCTCGGGAACTGCTTGGTCGTGAGCTATCCGCAAGTGAATCACACATAGCTAACCTCGAAGGTTACGATTCAGAGGTCTATGAGGACACTAAGGGAGTTAAGACTACTGGCTTTGGGCAGACAGGTGAGTACTCAAGTATGCCTTTTGACCAAGTGGTGAGATCCTTTGAGAATACTGCTAGGCGTATTGTACCTAGCTACGATCAACTACCTCAAGCCTTGCAACTACGACTACTTGACTCCACCTATCGGGGTGGGCTCAGTGGTAGTACTAAAACACTCGGCCATATCAATGCAGGTCGTTGGGATGAAGCAGCAGACGAGTTCCTTGATAACGATGATTTCAGAAACTCTATTGCAGCTAAGACTGGGGTGGCTGGACGTATGCAGCAGACTTCAGATGCAATGCGTAACTATGGGTTAGAGTTGGCCACAGTGCCAGAACAAGTACAGCAAGTACCCCAACAGGCACAAGAGGCTCCTCCACAAGCTGATGCTGGGTTTCTGGCTCCTGTTGATGACTTCATTAATGATCTCTTTGGTGGTGATAAGAGTGGTAAGCCACGGAAGGAAGTGACAGAGAAGATACCTAAGGCACATAAAGATACAGCTAAATCCTTATGGGATACAATATTCGGAGATTAAGACGATGACAAAGACAGAAATTGAAGAGCACTTCGCAGGGGCTAAGAGCTCCCCATATGCCACAGCACCACAAGGTGAGGTCTTATCTTGGAATCCACAGGTATCCCCTGAGGCAGCACTAGAACGTAAGGCACTGGCATTTGGACTAGATAGTAGACCACCTACGGTGCAAACCCCACCAGATATGTACCAACAAGCAGTTGCACTGGATGGTAAAGAACCTGCAGCAACCCCTTTCATGCCACCAACCGTGGGTATCCCAGCAGCAACCCCTTTCATGCCACCAACCGTGGGTATCCCAGCATCATCCCCCACAAGTGGTGTGATAGCTCCCTTTGATCCTGCATTTGTAGACCTAACAGTCCCAACAACAGGACCTACTTCACGACCTGTAGTTCAAGGTGTCCCAGCCCCACAAGGTAACATCCTCAGGGATTCCTCAGGTGCCCCAGTGAGGTCTGGTAGTGGTGGTGTTATCGGGTTACCTAACCAAGGTCCCGGTGCACAAGCAGGAGCCACTGGTGGTAAGGGTGGTTCACCTACAGCACCAACAGGTGGTGGTAGTCCAGCGCCCTCAGGAGGTAAGTAATGTTTAATGAATTAAAGAAACTATTTGGTATGGACTACAACGGTCCAGCACCTGTAGCTCCAGTACCTCAACAGGTGGCGTCACAGATGGGGGACATACCTCAGCAACCACGTCCAAGCCTATGGGGCCAGCTCATGGATGATAAACCACTTAGTGCAGAAGAGATGCCCGGAAAGGCTGAGTCTCTCGGTGCTGTAGCTAAGGATATCGTTGGTTTTACTCAAGACGTTGGAGGTACTCTCCTTGATGCTGGTAGTCATGCTGTAGACGTGGGTGTTGGTAAAGCCGTAGATATAGGTGCAAACATCGAAGCAGGATACACAGGTGTCCCACGCACAGATGTACCCGACTATGACCCGGGAACTCGGGATCAACGTGAGTACGCAGATGCTATGCTAAAGAAGCAAGCTGCAATTAAGGGTCTGACAGACAAACAGCCTGCTGTGAAGAATATACTAGACACAGCATCCACTATTGATCCTGCGGTGTTTGATGCAGTACCTGCAGAGCAACAAGCGGAGGTGAAGAAGGCTGGTGATATTGCAGTTGACTTACTCCTCAGTAATGAAGAGACTGACCCTAAGACTGTTATGGAAAGTGCTGCTGGATTCCTAGGTGGTCTGTTTGAAGACAAGGCTATCCAACAAGCCCTCATATACTACACTGGTGCCAGACTTATGGGATACTCAGGTAGTGGTTCAGGTAGTGTACTACTTCAAGGCTGGGCTAATCAGGATAAGAAAGACCTATTGACTCAGACAGCAACTGCTAAGGCTGCTGATAAGAAGTCAGCTAATGATGCACTTGATATGTCTAAGACTGTAACCATGTGGGACCCTAAGGCTAAGCAACCAGTTGCTGGCTACATGTCTAAGAGTGGTAAGTTCCAATCAGCATCAGGTGGTGATATTGTTAATGCAAAAGATTACGGACTAGAGAACTACGATAAGGCTAGGCACATGACCTATGATGCTATTGATCTAGAGAACATAGACTACATGAATGGTGCATCGAGTGATGTGTTAAGTAATATATCTGAGAACACTGAGATCTACTCTATTGAGCAGCGCCAGACAGCACAAGCTTTGTTTGGGGATGGTAGTACTATCCAAGAAGCATACGCAGTAGCCACTAGGAGTGCTAGAGCTAATGGTGTTGACACAAGTACACCACAGTATAGGACTGCACTTGGTAACTCAGTACGTAAGTACATGATGAACACTGTCAAGAACCCAACTGACAAGTTCAGTGGTTCCATTACCGCTGGTATGGCTGATGCTATCCGAGCTGATCAACTTAAGGCTGACCTCACCACTGAAGGTGGAGTACCTAAGTTTGTATTTGGTAAGGCTACTTGGAATGCTGATGGTATTGAGACTATGGAAGAGGGTTACGAACTACCTAACGCTGCTGTGTCTAAGCTTATGAAGCAAGTTGACAACATCAACAGTGGTCTTGTTAAGGTTGCCACTGAAGGTAAGCACAGTGCAGAGAAGATCCGTACATTGATCACACCAACTAAGACTCTTCAGAAGTTATCTAAGATCTTTAAAGACACTGTGATGCAAGATCCGGAGGCGAGAGCTCACTGGACTAAGGTAGGTGAGGAGTCTAATACTAACGCCATGAATGCATGGTTGGCTAGTAGTGGCTCTGATACAGACCCTAAGTACCTTGGTATAAACAACCCAGCAGTTAACGCAAAGTTTCATACATTGTACAACAAGAAGTTTAAAGAGTAATTATTATTAGGAGAACACTATGGGACAAGGTCTTGTTTTAGACTTGAGTAACGCACTCGCAGTAGAAGAAGAGGCTTCACAAGGCCCCCAAGTAAACCCATTAGCTATCGAAGGAACCACACTATCATTCATTGACGGTGACACACTGAAGGACTCATCCACAGGAGGGTCTATACGACTCCGTGGGATGGATTCAAGAGAGACAGCTAAGATTATCAATGGTCAGTACCAAGCCGGTGAGGCAGGAGCTGACGCAGCTACAGCATACAACTGGGGTCTTGCCCGGAAGGGTGGCTTCAATCGTGTTGTAACTACTGGTGAGAAGGATATCTATGGTCGTGACATTGGAGACCTTCAGAACGCTGATGGTCACTCCTTTGTAGACACACTGATACGCACTGGTGTATCTCAACTGACAAAGTACAACACAGACGCTGATGTAAACAATTCACTGTATGGTATGGCAGCTGATGCTGGCAGTACTAAGTGGACTGCTTACGATGAAGCACGAGCAGCTATCTACGAGAACGAGACAGACCAGTACGGTGGGTTACCAATGCAGAAGCTTATAGCTTTTGATGCAGCTGAGTATGCTGCTAACCCAGACCTGTACATGTCTATCAAATCAAAGAACAAAGGGGCTGACTACGCTGGACGTTCAAGGACTCCCTTTGGTACTGGCTTTGACACTGGCTATGCGAACATGGCTAAGAGTCTTAACACATTTGGTCAGGCCTTATCTAACAGGTTTGGAGCTGAGATAATGGAGGCAGAGTTTGCTGCTTCTGCTTCAGTTAACCAACAGTACATCGAAGGACTTCCAACTGTTCAGATGGATGTAACTGAGATTGACTGGACTTCCTTTGATGAAGTCACCACAGGTATGAAGGGTATGCTTGGTTCGTCTATCCCATTCATGGGTGCGACTATGCTAGGTATGGCAGCTGCACCAGTAACCTATGGTACGTCTATGGCACTACCTATGTCTATGTACACAGGTATGACATTGGATTCTATGGAAGGTAACATCGAAGATAAGAACTTAGGTGTTGCTATCGTTGCTGGTGCTGCTATGACTTACTTAGATAAGGTAGGTCTTAAAGGGCTTGTCAGCCCTTCTATGATGATCACTAAAGAGGGTCGAGAGGAGGCTATCAAAGCCATAGCTAAGTCTGACGAGTTCAGACACCTAGGTCCTGAAGCAGCCCGAAAGGCAGCATCAAAGAAGTTACTGCAGGTATCCAAGAAGCAACTGTTGACTTACGTTGATGATGCTAAAGCCTTTGGTGCTAACCAGATACTAAAGGGTCACCTGTTCAGGGAGAGTGTGAAGGGTCTTGCAAAAGCTACCGGAGGTGAGGGTGTCACGGAAGCTATGCAGGAACTAACCGAGTACACTGCATCTGTTATAGGCTCAGAGAAAGAATGGGATTATGACGAGATCCAGAACCGTATGACTAATGCTATTGTAGCTGGTGGTCTTATGGGTGCTGGCTTCGCTGCTCCCGGAGTTGCTTACCAGATAGGTGATTGGAAAGCTGCTGCTGATCTTGAGAGTGACAGTGACAATAGATTCGACAACGTCAACACACACTTCCGTAAGGAAGAGGAAGCTGAGTTCGGGTATGTGAGATCAACAGATGAACTTGCTGCAGAGAACCACGGTGGTGATAAGGTTGGGTCTGGATTCACATACACATCAGAACCAGAAGATGTTATGGGTGCTCTTGCAGACGCACACGAAGCCCCGAGTACTACACTGGAACACATCAAAGCATTCACAATGAATCCTATGGTAGCCCTTAAGGGTTCACTGGCACAGGCATTTTCAGCAGCCAAGGGTAAGTCAAAGACTCTTGTCAAGATAGCTGACATGCTAGGCTCAGTACGTCATAAGGTATTCAGTGGCCCGGGTATGATACAGGAACAGCAACTAACAGTAGCTACCTACAACTCTATACTGAGGGATCAGGAGTCTATTGAAGCTTCCTTTGATGTACCTTTAGGTAAGAGTTCTCTGGGTCGTTCAGACTACGTGAGTACACTGACTACTAAGTTCTACAGAGAAGTTATTGAACCAGCCACTGATGCTAATAAGCCTTTTGATTGGAGCAAGGCATCACCTGAAGTTAAAGCCAACAAGGCTGCACTCTTAAAGCTACATGCTGAGTTCACCACGTTGAGTGAGACACTCCTTAATGATAATAATAAAGCTAAGGGTTATGATAAAGAGAAACCAACTGAGCGTCTTGCTAACTGGGCTTATCGTCATAAGGGTTTCAGGACAGAGTACATAGCCAGCAACAAGGATGCCTTTGTTAAAGCATTGGTATCCTCATATGGTATGTCCCAGTCTGATGCTGTTAACCTTACTGAGGCTATCGTGAATACTGAAGGTGTTGCTACACTTGGTGAAGCATTTGATATCACAAAAGGTGGAGTCTCTCCATCAGCTCATAAGATACGTCAGATGCACATCTCAGATAGACCTGAGTTCGATCAGTTCTTAGAGCAGAACATCTTCAAGAACATGGGTGATGCTTCTCGTGAGGCTGCAAGGTTCCAAGCACATCGTAAGTTCATAGGTAAGGACTCCAAGTATCTGAATAAGATGATGGGTGATGTACGTACTGAACTACTTGAGACTATGTCTCCTGAGGCTGCTGAGAAGATGTTACAGAAGATCGCATATGATCTACGTAACGTACTCAATGCAGAGTCTGGTAACTACAAGCGGATAAACAATGAGACTGTTAAGCAGGGTCAGAAGTACTTGACACTGTTGACAACACTTCAGGGTTTGGCTAACGCTGCATTCTCTTCTATGCCAGAGATGGCTATGATTCCTATGGGAGTCTCAAGAGATGTTCTTGTACAGAACTCAGCAACACAGGGTTACCTCTTTGGTAGTGCTGTTGGTGCATGGATGCGTAACCTAGCTGTAACGGCAAGGGTTGCAAAGCCTCGTGAGAGTCTTGAAACATTCCTTGATAAGAAGATAGCAAGTGTGAGGTCACGAGGTGAGGCAGATCCTCGCTATGTGTACTATACAAACATGAAGACTATGCTGAAGGAGACTGGCTTTAAGTCTCAAGAGACCGGAGCAGCAACTACAACAGGTGTACAGGAAACTAACGAGATGACTCGTGGTGTGACTGATGCATTCTTCAAGGCTAACTTCCTACACGATCAACAAGACATGCACCGTATGATGCGACTGTCGTTCTTTAACGACTTCCTCGTAGAGAAGCTTGACTTGATTGAATCTAAGATGGGTCAGCCGGATACCGTGGGTGTCTCTGAAGCTAAACATATGCTGAGAGAACTTGGTATATCGCTACACAACATAGGCCCAATAGCTAACAAGCTTAAGGCTGGTGGAACATTGACAGCTGATGAATCCATCATATACAAACGTGAGTTCCTTAACGGAGCTGCTAACTTTGTCAACCAAGCAATACCCCTACCTAATGCACTAAACAGACCGCTGTTCTACAGTGACCCTCGCTTTGCATTACTTACCCAGTTCAATGGTTTCACATCTACATTCACAGCTAACCAGCTGCCTATGTTGTGGGATCAGGTGAAAGGTAAGAGTTCTAAGGGCTTAACTTATGGAACCTTTGCAGCTATGGGAAGTATGCTTGCATTAGCATTCATCTCCCAAGGTATCAAAGATGAACTTAAGTATGGTGAATCGTCACCCTACCTAACTGACGCACAGAAGATTCAAAGAGCTGTGTACTCAAGTGGGTTATTAGGAACCACAGAGAGGGTAATCGGGAGTAACTTACTCTTCCCTCTGTATGGTAGTAGTAGTCATGGTCCGGGTGAGTTCATCTGGGACAACATTGCAGGTGAAGCTGCAGCTACAGGTACTGTTGGTCGTGGGTATGGAATGATATCTGGGGCAATAGAGAGTGATGGTGATAAGTTTATGAAGAACTTCTACGGAAGCTTACCCTTCATTGCACCGTACAAGCATAGGATTATAAATTATCAGTGGGGAAAGGAGGAGTAGCCAATGGCTAAGAGTAATATTGTAGCAGGAACATCAGTACCCGAGGTTGGATCACGAGGGAGTGATGCAGAAGTACTCAGTGTAGTCATGGATGGGTTGAACTTACCTAACGATGGTGCACAGCTACCAGTTCTACGTGAAGCTGAAGCTAGGGACCCTTACACCACATCATTAGATGTGACACCCACAGTAGGCCAGATAGCTATGGAGGCTGAAGCAGATACTGCTGAGGTCTCTGCTGCCAAGGAGGAGCAACAGAAGGACATAGAAGCTTCTCAGGCATTGCAGCAGCTACATGGCACCAGCCTTGGAGACTTCGGACCTAAGGATATTTATAACATTGCTGGACCTGATGCAGCCCCTTACCTTATATGGGCTGTCAAGCGACTGCAAAGGACAGACTCCCTTAGTATTCCTTTTGATGAAGCTAAGAAGATGGAATCAGTTAAGAGCATGATGGGTGTTGGAAGTGCACCTGCTCAGGATGTCTCTGCACTTGATGATGAACTAGCCATGCGTGTTTACGTTGACAAGGAACATAAGAAGCCACTTAACTCTGCGGAACTCTTTGGGCATATGAATGCTGTCAGATTCACAGGTGACAACAGGGTAATGGAAGTCCTTCCGGATCTCCAGATACTTGGCATGACTTTGATGGAATCTATACTAAGCAAGCAGACTGAAGATGAATCTATGATTCCTCAGGACTTGATTGATAACTTCAGTAAGGATGACATCTCAGATATAGCCGGACTATCACCTGCTGATCTACAGTCTGGTGTCTCTGAGGCACAGATTGGTCGTACACTGTCAGAGGAATGGTTGAAGCTGCAACAAGTACGTGACCAAGGTATGGACACTGTGCCGGATGCACACCTCGACCCAACTAACGAGTTGACCAAGGAAGCTTATGAGAAGTTAGGTATGTGGGCTAAGCAGATATACTCATTGGGTAACCCTATGATGTATCAATCTGTTCAAGTACAGACTGGCAATGGTAAGACTCGTGGTGAGTACCTTATCACTCCACTTGGTCGTAAGATGTTGGAGAACACTAAGAAGGATCTCATGCCACCTAAGGTGTATGCAAGACCTCAAGTAACCAACAACCCACAACCTACAACTCAGTACTCAAAGACTAAGGAGAAGACTGGTAAGCACTATGAGGACCCTAAGCAACGTGGTAAGCGTACCCCAGAGGTTGAGGTACGTGAGAACGTATCTAAGGTTCGCCATGTGATCTCTGCTGCACGATTGAAGTCAGGTTTATTCATGAGCCTGATGGGTATGAAAGCTGCTGCTGAGATGACTATGGTTGATGGTGTTATCAAAGTCAGAGGTAAGGCTGCTGAGATGCTTGGCATAGGTCAGAAAGCTGCTGATAAGATTAACAATGCATCACGCAATGCTATCTACCGAGCTGACATACTTATGCTAGAGGCCTCAGGTCTTGAACCAAACCACCCTAAGGTTGCACAGTTGACAGAGAAAGCAGAGATCCTAAGATCCTTTGCTGCTGAGGCTGCAACACCCTCGTGGAAGAAGAGGATGTATGAGCGTAAGGCTGCGCAGGCACTTGAGATGTTGCAAGATATTGCAGAGTTCAGGAATGATCCAATCAGCTTCACCAACTATATACAGACTGGTACTTCTCGTCTGGGCTATAGCGCACAGAAGATGAACATGCAGACTCATAAGCTTGCCAGACAGTTGTACGGGAGTGGTACTCAGTATCAAATCAAACCCGGAAGCAACTCTAATGCTGAGTACGCTATGATTGTAACTTGGGGTTCACACTTGTTTGCTGAACACAACCTTGTACCTGAGCAGATGATTCGTAACATGCGTAAGCGCATAGCTATGAAAGATGACAAGCTCATGTCTATCGCAAGTGTTGGTCGTAAGCTTAAGGGTATCCTTGACAACTACAATGTTGATGCTACAGCCAATGCACTATTGCAGATGGAACAAGCCGACAACCAGATCAAAGGTGTGGGTGGTGTTATGGCTACGCTGGGTGAGTTTAAAGCTGACTCTGAAGTTACTCGGTTTATGGAAGAAGCCTTTGAGCACCCCAATGAAACCATTAACTTGATTGAAGAAGCTATTGAGCTTGGTCGTTACATGGATGCAGTTGAACGTGGTGGAAGCTTTGCTTCTTCTATGAGACCTGTTGAAGTGGATGGTATATCTAACGGACTTGCCAGTATGACAACTCAGCTAGGCTTAACTGATATCATGTACCGCATTGGAGTACTACGTCAGGATCCCTCAAAGGTTCTTGCTATGTACGATGGAGTCGAAGGTAACCTACGTGCTGTGCTTGCTGACAGTATGAACAAGACACTACCACATCTTGTGGACTCTATGGAGTTCAGGAATGAGTTCGGTATGACTATCGAAGACTTACCTCAGATCGAGGACATACTTGCACTTGCTATTGCACAGCCTGATGAGTTCCTGAAGCCACCTCTTATGACATTACCTTATGGTCAATCGATCAAGAGTATGTTGTCAGCTATGATGAATACAGTTACTGCTTCCAAAGGGTTGACTGATATGGCTGCTGATATGGATGGTGGTGTACCTAAGATGTCTCGTATGCTTCATGTGATACTTGCACATAACCTTGAGGAAACTCTGGGTTCTGCTGTTAATACATTCAGTAAGAGCCTTAAGGGTGTGACTGAGCTTGCTATGCTTGCTGATGAACCATTACGATTCAAGAAACCAACTGGTACTTGGACATCTATCAACACAGTAGACTACGTTCCACAAGAGGGTGCTCCTGTTATCTCTCAGATCCGTGAGAAGTATGTGAAGCCTGTTGGTGAGTACGTGTACGGTGATCCTAGTAAGGCGAACCCATCTGTACTTGGTAACACTCGTATCACAAGGAGCAAGTATCAAGCCTCCAGCCCAGAGATGGGTGCACTAGGTAAGACTGCTGACGGTGGCTACCAAGCTGCACAAAGCATACTACCTCAGGCTATCATCAGTAACGATGGTGCAGCCATTGCTAACGCATTGTCGGGTGAGAACTATAGGAAGTTGCAGAGGGACTCTGGTGCAGAGACTCCATATGTAACTACTATTTATGATGCTATCATTGGTGACCTTGGTTCTTTCAAACCTCTTGTTGATACTGTTAACAAAGCTTGGGTTGATGTGACACTTAAGTATGACTTGATGACAGAGATGGCTGAAGGTGCTAACAACGCATACCAGCGTGGTGCCACTAAGCTTAATACGATGGCTAATAAGAACCCTACGGGTCTTGTAAGTAACGCTGCTCAAGCTCAGTTCATGATTGAGAAAGCACACTGGTTGTTACCTCGTGGTGGCAACGCTGATCCACTAAGTGCTGAGCAGAAGATGGTCTTAAGTATCCTCACAGATACCTCTAAGCGATTTGAGGCTCTGTCTAAGAAGGAGAAGCGTAACTTACCAACACAGGGTCACATGGTTACTAACCTACAGGCTCGTGAGTTGTTTAGAGTACTCACACCTAGTATGAAGTACAGCCTCCAGAGTATGTACAATGTAGCCAACGAGGCTAAGGATCGCAGGGCTAAGCTTAGTAAGATACTAGGTAACAACCCAGTGTTCCAGTATCATATGGATGCACTCAAGTCATTTGACTTTAACTAACAACAATAGATAATAAAAAAAGAAGCCCCACTAGATTCCAATTAAGGAGTCCAATGGGGCATTACCCTCAGGTATACATTACGTATACTTGGGGGTTATTTTATTGCTTATCTGCTATAGCTTGAATCACTGTGTTACGACCTGAGGTACGCTGTGCCTCTGCATGAGCCATAGCTTCCTCCTCTGATAGACCTTCAGCAACTGCTCCTGCGTAGTTCTGTTCCCAGACCTTACTCAAGATAGCTTCGTTGATCTCCGGTGTGTACGCAAGGTTGGGGTCAAGATTAAACATCTCAACGTACTCCATGTCGTCAATACCGGGCACTATATTGTGTGATACTTTATCATTACTCATCTTTTACAAACACTCCGTCTACCATACGCCCTGTGCGTACAGCTATTTTATTGTATGCCTCATCTAAACACTCTGTGAGTGAGAGGCCCCATAGATTCGCTTGGATTGTCAGTGTTACCAACACATCACCAAGTTCATCACGTACCTTATCTATGTCACCGCCTGAGTGTACCTCGTCATACAGCTCAGTAGCTTCCTCTTCAAACTTACCTAGCTGTTTGAGCTTACGCTCACGTAGGTCATGTCCACCTGAGAGATCCCCAAGGATACCCTTGATGTGAGCCCAGTCAATTACCTTCTCTTCTAGTTCTTCAAATATGTTATACATTACTCTTCACCCTCGTCATCATAGATAGCTGTCTCTGCAATAGACAGGAAGACAAAGTTAGAAGATGCTTGTAAGCACCCCAGCATTGCCACGTTGGTCATCTTACCATTGTACTTCTCGATAAGATTATTTAGTTCTTGGAGCATATCATTCTCTGGAATATGCTTATCTGGGAACTGTGTTACGTTGTTCATATAGTTTTCCTATTAACAAAAGAAGTAATCAGACGACAGGATCTCAGATATATCTAAGGTTCCCAGCTCTGGTTGTTTAAGTGTATAACCCTCTCGGGTCTCCAGTAACATGTTCTCTATGACGGTGAAGAAGTTCTCACTGTTGTATATCATAGCAAACTGCCACTTGGTATGGTCTATTAGTTTATTCACATCACATGCATGAGTCGAGAATGAATCATGTATAGCACCGAAGTCTCCATTAAAGCTCTGGATAACTTTAGCCATGTGAGCTGCGTCCATTGAGTGAACGAAGTTAGGTGAACAGCCAGATGCAAAGGATCTCCTGCATGGTATCAAGTCACCACTTGGTGTGATGTATGGTACCTTAATGCTGTGACCTATCTGACCGAGTCCACGTATGGTACTGCGTACTGTGATGTTCTTCTGACGCCACACCTCATATAACACTGGGAATCCCGAGGGAGTTGTCCACTGTGTACATGTCTCACCTGTTGAGAGTATGTGGTCTGTCATCTTCTGAATAAACTTCATGGTCTTTAAGGGGCCTACGCAGGTGTCGTTGATAGCAAGTATAAGTTGCTTTGACAGAGGGGTACAGTCATCTTCAGTGATATTGTACTTCTTGTCATAGCCTTCTACCTTGCAGTCATAGTACATATTAGCACCAATCTTCTTCTGACCTGCTGAGTATGCCCTTGTCATAGAGCCACGCTTTGCTATACCTTTACGGATAGCTTTCATTGGGATCTTACGTTCATTAAACCAGTCAGGCATCCTGTCTATCAGACGCTTGGCAACTTGGACATAGAAGTCCTTCTGTATCTCACTAGGTACGAGAGAAACCAGTTCACCAGCTTGTTTGTCTTTAGATATAGCTGCCAGATGTTGCCATCCATTGTTACTCCCATCAACAGGTATAGGTAATCGACTCATATGTACAGTACGATTAGCCCTAGCTTTGTTATACCCACTGACGTCCAAGCAACATGCAAGGAAACTAACGGGCTTTTCTGCTTCTGTTCTGAAGCTCAAGCCATCCGCTAATTGGTTGATCCAGTCGAGGTTGTTTAGGGTCCACAGTTCTCGGTCCTTTAAGGTCATCTTGTCTACTGATATGGTAGAGAGCCCTTCTTCTTGCAGATAGGTTCGATAGTCCGCTGTTACCCATGTTGGTAGTTCCTCTAGTTCATATGATTGGTTATAGGAACAAGCTGTGTGTATACATAACCATCGGTACCCTGCAGTGTCCATAGCCTTAGAATCTGCAAACTCAAAGAGTCCTTTAGATACATCAGACCCTTGGAAGTTTAAGAAGGGTTCAGTGTAGTACACACGACCTCGGTAGTCACACTCAACCATTTGGTAGAAGTCATTAAGACCTACCGCATGTATCTTTGCAATGACAAACTTCATCTCAATAGCCTTTGACTTAGCTTTGATTGACTGGTCCTCAAGATCTATGAACAATCCGAGGTTAGTCTCTAAGGCTTTGGCTAGTGTGTTGTTAAGTCTCCAAGGTGTTTGTTGTAGCTTGTTAAGAGCAGTGATAAATGGTGCTCCTATAAGCTGCTTAAAGTCCTCCTCTGAACTCATGCGCTTTATGTATGGACGTTTGGTGAACTCATTACGTAGTGATGTTATGTCCTTAGGTGGTGTGAAGGAGGTACCAATCAGTGTCTCCCTCTCGTACTCAGGTGGGAGATCTCCAAGCTCCGACCATGTGTCCATTAGTTGAATTATGTAAGGTGCTCTGTACCCTGAGTACTCTCTTTCAATGTGTATATAACCCAGTTGAAGTAGTGCTTCTAAGTATAGATCACCAACAGCTAAGATCTCCTGATGGTTAGTGTTTAGTACGCCTAAAGCAGACAGCACCTGTAAGCCTATCACAGTCGATGTAACGGTTAGTTTAAAGGGTGCTGATGATGACCTTCGGGACTTCTGATAAGCTGCCACAGCCCCTGCTACGGCCCTTACAGTTAGCTTCTCGTAAGTATAGCCATAAGGTATCATTGAAGACACCAGTCTGGCTCCCTCTGGAGGTCTACCACGGAAGGTATTACCCTCACATCTTTCTTTTATGTACTCCGTGATGCTGACTATACCAGCGGAGTTATCCAGTGTAGTCGAGGAAGTCCTCTTGTCCCTTGAGTCTTCCTGTTCCTGTGTCATAGTATGCTGAACCACAGTCTCCAGTGCGTCCTGTAAATCGGGACTTAAGTACTCTGAGTTTAATTGTATTCCGTTCATCTTCATCTTCTGCCACTAAGTTGCGTGAGAATGTAATTATATCAAAGCTGATCTGTTTAATCGAGCCTGAACCCTTTATGTCATCGATGGAGGATAGGTAACCCTCTTCAAATGACTTACCACTTTGGGACTTACGTAGGTGACTGATCAAACCAAGCCATACGTTATGCTTCTTAACAACCTTTAACAGGTCAGACATAATAGAATCTATAGCTTCGTTGCCAGTCTTACCTCCGGCTCCTTCAGATACTGCAATGGTGATGTGATCTAAGATGATGTACTGGCATCCAAGCAGACACAGGTTCTCTATCTGGTCTATAAGACTGGAGTCAGAGACAGCCCCATTGTGATCCAGAAGGATTAACCTTTCATTACCGAACACCTTCTCATAAGCCTTACGTTCTTGCTCAGGAGTAGGATCCTTAGGTGCAAACATCTTAATGAACTTCTCTGCAGAATCCCCTATGGACTCCTCAAGAGACACCATACCTATACTATCCTCAGTCTGCTCCTCAATCTCCAGTACAATCTCTTTGATCATTGTTGACTTACCTGAGCCAGTACCTGATGTGAACAGTACAATCTCACCCTTACGCATACCGTCAAGCTTATCATTGAGTCCCTGAAGACACTTAGGGTATGGTACAGACTTCACGTCCTTACGAGCAACGTATGCATCCCAGATAGCCTCACCGCGTACGATGGAGGCAGGGGTATACTTACGTGCATTGAAGACAGCAGACATGATTTCGTCAGGCGTAGAGTCACAAGGGTCATTAGCACTCAGTGTGGCTACCAATGTCTTATCCCAGCCAATGATCTTAGCTGCTTCACCTACTGCTTTCTCACCAGCTTCATCTTGATCGAACATAAGTATGACTTCATTGAACGACCTCAGCCATTCTCTGTTAGCCACAAGGATCTTCATGTTACTTGAGGATGGTAGGGATACCACGGGGTACGTACGCTTATACTTGTTAAGCATAGACTGCTGCACTGCTATGGCATCTAACTCACCTTCAGTTATGATCACCTTCAGGCCACCCGGTTGGAACTTAGACTGTCCGAATAACTCAAGATCCTTATGCTTTAACTCACCAACTACTCGGAACTCCTTGGGTAGTGTACGCTTCTTACATGCAACTACCTTACCTTTAACTGTGTATGGGTAGTAGTGTGTGGTGATAGCTCCAGAGGCATCATAGGCCACCTTCATATCATACACTGCACATGCTGTCTTGGTTAGGTTACGTTCACGAACACCTGCTGTGTCGTAGTTACTGATGTCTTGGAGTGATTCGCCACTCATATCATAATCCTGTTGTCGGTTACTTGGTTTAAACTTTGATTTAACTGTGTCATCATACTGATCTAAGAATGCAGGTGTGTCACATGCAAAGCACTTACCTCGCCCATTGGACCACAGTGCTACTGCATCTGATGACCCACATTTAAAGCATGGATAGTGCTTGGTGAATGATTCACTCATTAGTTCCACCTGTCTTCTTTATAGGACTTAGTATCGATACGTCTGGTGCTTGCTTTGACTTTGTAATCAAGTCTCTGCTGCTTCTTCTCCTTTGGCTTCGATAAGTACTCTTCCGGTTCTGTAGATTTCGTTGAGTCTGTCTTTAGTTTCATCTGATATAGCTTCTTTAGGTATGAATTTAACTGCACCTATCTGTCTGTTAAGGTACAAGGGGATCCCTTCGGGACATTTCTCCGTAAGTACATCTAAGTACCATTGAACTTTACATTCTGCTGCTGATAGTCCACCTCTGGTTGCAAACAATTGAATGATCTCGAAGGTAAGCTCAGAGCCACCCTTTATGAGTTCATTAATGTGCTTAGAGGAACTGGTATACTTCTTCCAATTAGACTCCTTGTCTCGTTTAGTCTTCTTATAAGAGTGGAACTGCTTCTTACCTATGTATCTGATAGGGTTACCATCAGGTACAGACACAGTTATAAGGTACACAAATCCGAAGTAATCATCAACCTCGAATGGTTCTCCATCATAAGACCAGTGTCCTATTTCAGTCATCTGCAAACACCTCTTCAATAGTTAATCTCTTAAACCCGTTCCAGTCCCTGCGCATGTACAGTAGGTTCCAGCAAGTCTCAAGCTTCTCCTTCCACTCACGAGGGTGATGGTCACGCCATGCGTTGGCAACGGTCTCCAGCATGTCGCTTGTCGGTACGTCTTTTAATAACTTCTCAGCCTTCTTAGGGCCGATACCTTTAAGTCCATGAATGTTATCTGTACTGTCACCTGTCAGCATCTGGATACACATCTTGTAGTGACCTTCGTCACCATCAATGAAGTACTGAGTCTTCTTGTTGAAGTTATAGTGCCAACCCGGAACCATATCAATGTCTTTATCAATGTGTGCTATGACATAGTGTTCACCAGCTTCATAAGCTTCTTGTGCCCATATAGATACAATGTCATCTGCTTCACAGTTGTCAGACTTAAAACATCCAGTCTCCCAAGCGTACTCTGTAACTGCCTCTCGTCTTTCAACTACCTTAGGATCCATAGGTGTCTTACTACGGTTACCCTTGTAGTCCTCAGAGATACCGTACCTGAAGTTACCTTTACCTTTGACAGCTACGTAACCTTTGATACTACCTGTGTCACGCATGATAGCATCAAGTGCCTTATCAAAGTATGACTTAGCTTGTGTGACTGAGTCTGTTGTCACTGCAATACGAAAGATGATTGAGTCAGCGTCAATGAAACACTTATCAAACTCCATCTCTTCTTCCATACAGCTCTTATTGAACATCTCAAAGACTGCATCGTTATTGTTGAACATAGTTGTTACTCTTTGCTAGATTGTCAGATGCCTTTAGGATCTGTAAGTTATTACCCACATGTAACCCAGTCACACTATTACCGTTAATTGGTATTATATGATCTACGTGGTAGGCACCTCGCCCATGTTTATCATTTAGAACTGCAGCTTCATGGTAGAATACTCGTATTGCGTCCAAGTCAGCCCACTTAGGTGTCACTCTTTTATCCCTGAACCTAGCCCTAGCACTTATTTCATTAGCTCTAACTCTATTTTCAATGACACTTGCCCGTTTTTTAAGATAATCACTCTTACACTTCATACAAGACTTTACACCACCTATAGCGTCATACTCAGTCCAGTTATCATATAACACTAGGGTTGTATTACATGTGTAACAGCCCTTACCTATAGTGTCTTCAAGGATTAGTGGTTTACCCTTAAGAGCTAGTGCTCTCTTCTTATCATACACTTTAGAACATGATCTACATGTGTGGGTGGATTTACGTACTCTAGACGCAGTCCAATTACCACCTATTACCAGAAGAATATCACAACCTTTGCAAAACCTATCTTTATTCTTGAACATAATTGTTACTCTTTGCCAGATTATCAGATGCTTTTAGGATCTGTAAGTTATTCTCTACATGTAACCCCGATACAGTTTTACCCTGTAAGGGGATTATATGGTCTACATGATATGACCGAGGGCCATTCTCCTCATTAAGAGCAGCACAGTCCTCGTATATCTTTCGGATAGCATCAGAGTCAGCCCATGCAGGCATCCTCTGTTTCTTCTTTGTATACCTCATGTTGCAGTTATGATTGACATAGCCAGAGTTGTTACGTTTCCACCTACGTTGCCGCTCACGCTCCCTTGCTAAGGCTACTGGGTCAGCATTCATCTCCAGTAACCTCTGCCTACGTTTAGCTGCCTTAGTGGATCTCTGCATAATTAATACCGATCTTCCCATCTCCATCCATACAGGTAACCCCTACAGACTTTGGACCCTCACGGAATCCAGCTACAGAGATATCTAATATGGCTTCAGCATGTTTAGTAGGTGTAACCCAAGCAGTCTCGTCATGATAGAACAAGATCGGATACGTACCTTTGATACCTAATTCCTTAATCTTCTTATACTGGAATACAAGTGCAGTCTTGCATGTAATCCCTTCCAGTGTTTGAAGTAAGTAGTTTAGTAGCTGATGTTCTGAACCTACAATTACTCGTCTTCCATCAGCTCCAATTATGAAACCAATGCCTGTCTTCATCTTGTTAGTGTTGTACTCGGATAGAAGTTGATCCTTCAGTTCCTTAAGCTTTGGGAATGCTGCTTTGAACTTAGCATCTGCTATCTTACCAGCCTTAGGTGACTTCAGTCCTGTTACTACCTCGCCAAGCTTAGACATACCTGCTCCAAAGAGATAGGCATATATGAATGACTTAGCCACTGATCTGGATACCCCAAGGATAGCAGCGTTACGTGAGTGTGCATCAGTACCATCAGATTCTTGACCAACAACAACAGATGCTGTGAACTCATCGTCACACATGTAGTGTGCAAGTCCTCGGAACTGGTTACCAGCTGAGTCAGCACCTACAAGCCTGTGTCCACGTTCACATGTAAGCAAGGATCTTAGTTCCTTACCGTACTGCGCATGAACTCCGGGGATGTTAACTATACCTCGGTGCCTGCATCGGAATGAAGGTGTACCTATAGTGAACATATCCCCATGCAGCCTGCCGTCACCCCAACGTGTGACCATCTCAATCCAGTTATCAACCATAGACAGACGTTGACGTAGCATGTAGTAGTCACTGATCATAGAACCAACGATACCCAGAGGCTCTAAGGAGCTGTCTGTGAGCTTTGGTGACATCTTGATCCACTTACCTGCTACCTTCTTGAACGTCCAGTCATCAGGCTTCCATCCAATGTCAGACAGATACTTCTTTACAAGTATAAGCTGACCCAAGCGTACCTCAGAGAACTCAATGCGAGAGAAGGGTCCAGAGATGAAGCCATTAGAAGCCTTAGTGGCAGGCTCCAAGTCATACCAATCAGTGATGGCTTTATAGTAGTCACCATTCTTCTTGACAATCTTATCGACTTCTTTGGTACCCTTCAGGACACATACAGATCCCAGACTAGGTTCAAGTTCATCTTCAATGGCATGTAGCTTCCATGTAAGGTCACGCTTAAGTAGCTCAGCTTTCTTCATGTTGAACAACCAACCCTTGGCTGTGATTTCTGCGTTAACCTGTGCAAAGTCATGCTCAAGTATTAAAGCCTGCTTAAACATAGGTCGTGCTTTGATCTGAATGGATGCCTCTCTGGAAAGTCTGTTGTATACCAGAGTATTCAATGTAACGTCCTGTATACAATATGTCAGCATCTCCTGATTGTAGTTAGTCCAATCGTTATAGTCTCCTTTCGGATACTTGAAGAACTCACCCCAACCTGCAAGACCATGCCTGTGTGAGCGTTGGAACATACATAACTGTGACATGATAAGAGTATCCCAGATCTTCTGAGACTCTCTGGGTTCCCATCCTAGCAGCCTTTTAAGAACTGGTAGGTCATATCCAATTATGTTGTGACCGGCTATCAGATCAGCTTCTAGGAGCTTCTGGAGCCCTTCAGCCAGAGAGGGAAGTGCATCATCCCAATCAGAGTAAGAAAAGATCTCCTCAGTCTCAATGTCCTGCATCACAAGACACCATATCGTGTCAACTTCTGGTATAAGACCGTTGGTCTCTAAATCCCATATTAGTTTAGTCATCAGACTCACCCTCAGTCATGTAGTCCCAGTATGCAGCCTGCTGTACACTTGCAGCTTCAGCTTCAGCTTTCTTAGCCACATCCATAGCTTTTAGGGCTTCAATCCGCTTTTCACATGAAACCATGTAGGCTTTGTATCTTTCTGTTTCAATCATACTGTAGTCCTCCAAAGACTATTAAGCAGTTTACAGTGACCTACTCAGGTCGATTATTTAAGGTACTTCACAGCCACCACCACCACATGCAACTTCAGCACTCAAATCAGTCTCGTCTGCAGACTCAATGATATTACCTAGGTCGATTGATGTTAGTGAACTCTCCATCATGTTGTAACGTTCTTCTGTTATATCTTCAAATGGTGCTTGGATATATGTGCCACCGTTATAAGGTAGTACTGCAATACCGTTGAAGGTGTTACGGTTCTTCCACATCCACTCACCTACCAGTTCCCACTCGTCATCACGTACAGATATGGTACAGGATACATTGTGTGCATTCTGACCCTCTATGTGACCCTGTGCTACCCATTCAGTGTTAAACCTACGTACCCTGTCAAGTAACTCGATGGGGCTTTCAGTACGCAGAATGGATCCTTCTGGGGCCTTCTGTGGAATCTCAATTACTGCTTGCGATTGGGGGTTGAAGTATTCGTCTTCCACAAGTTCTGGATGGTTCTCCAAGAAGTACTGATAAAGCGCTTCATTCTTACCAATACGCTGTCTGCGAATGTAGTAATCATTATGCCAAGCATGGATACCGGAAGAACTACCAAGTACACAACTGCTAGTGCCGCTAGGCTTAACAGTAGTACAGCGAGCAGCAGGGTTGATACCCATAAGCTTAGAAACCCTTTTGTTTTCTTTAACAACTTCATCTGCTGCCTCTTTTAAGTCATAGTTTAATATGACACCAGAGCCAATGCCTGTCATGCCAACACCAATCAGTGCATCCTTCTCAGTAGTCTCACGCCAGATGTCCCGTAAGTAGTGGAAGTCTGTGTAACCAGCCTGAAGAGTGCCGATTAGGGCTGCTGCTCGGGCTCTTTCGTTAAGATCTGATTGAGATGTGATATCTGATACATTCAGCTCACATAAATTGCAGAATTGATAGGGGCGTAAGGCGATTTCGCAACATGGATTGGTCCCCCAGTCCTTATCGTTAGTGAAGTATACTCCGGGTTCACCTGAACCTGACAGTTCTACACGTTTCCATAGCTTCTGGAACTCACCTGAGGTGATCTTATGACGCAACATGACTGCTGAGTTGTTAGAACGTCCTCGTTGAGGGTTAGCGATGTACCATTCACCAGCTTTACAGCCTAACATATCATCATCATCCATAGAGAACAATGAAATCATAGCTGCTCTTCGGATTCCACCTGTTAACACAGCATCAGCGATGTAACACATGATGTCATGAACCTCTAATGAGGTCAGTTGACGTCCAATTGCAGTGTCTAGGACACCTCGGATGTGGTGAATACAGTCTTTAAGTGGCTGTGGACCCGGTGCTTTACCACCTGTGGTGATTAAACGTGCACCCTTTGGGCGTACATCACGATAATCAAGGTCAACATCCATAGCACCTTTGAAGTAAGCCTCAACAAGCACCTTAATAGCGTCTGCCCAGCCCTCAATGTTGTCTGATACAAGGAACCTACGTGTACGCTTCTTAGGCCCTACGACCTCAGGTAGCTTACGTATGTGATGACGTTGCACTGAGTAGCCTACACCTGTACCACCAAGTAGTAGGAACATAGTCTCCGAGAAGGATTCTACGTCTTCAATAGGTAGATAAGCGCAGTTGTAAATACGATTAGGGGCAAGCTCAATAGGAGTGCCGCCAAACTGTAGCGAACGCATCGAAGGAAGCGACTTCTTGTCGTATACGAAGGAATAAGCACCTTCAATCTCATCAAAGAGCTGAGGGTACTTCCGTTGGTGCATCTCTTTGTTTCGTGAAACCAGCTCATGCCATGACTCCCTTCGGGATTCCTTTGGGATGTACTTGGCGTACTTTGAGAAGATGGTTATGTCTGATAGAATTTCATTTGACTTGTTCACTGATTGTCATTCCCCTTATATTTGTAGTCTGCTATAGCCTCGTCTATCCTTAGTTCGGACAGTGCATCTATAAGCTTTGTTAAGTTATCTAGTTCTTCATTGTCAAGTACATACTGCAGTAGGTATGGTTGTCCTCCTTCGTACTTAATTACTATAGCCTTAAGCCATGTCTTTGTGTCAAATACCATTAGGTTACCCGCCCATTGAGTAGTGCCTGTCAAAGGCTTTGGTTATCTCTCTGCAGAAGATAGAACGTACAATGTCATCTGGGTTATTAAAGTCAGTGACACCAATGTTCTCGGATACTTCTGGCAGTGCTGTGTCTTTGTGCATATCAATGATAAGTTTAAGACCAGACTTAGAACCCAGTCGTGCCTGTGGTATGTCGCCACAGATAACAACCTTAGAGTCCTTACCTATTCGCTTGAGAAACATCTCAATCTCTTTAGGTGTGGTGTGTTGTGCTTCATCTAGTATCACGAATGAGTTGTCAAAGGTTCTACCTTGCATGTACTCAAATGGTACTACTTGAATGTTACCAGCCTGCAGTGCCTTCTCGAAGTTACCGTTAAGGTGCTTGCGTAGTATGTCTGTGTAAGGGGTGATCCAAGGTGCCATCTTATCTAACTCCTCACCCGGAAGGAACCCTATGGACTTGGAGTCGGATACGTTAGGTCGGCATAAGACGATACGGCTGTCTCTGTTGTCAATCATAAATTGAGCAGCACATGTAGACGCGATATATGTCTTACCCGAACCTGCAAAGCCTGTACCTACTGACACTACGTTGTCATCTATTGAGTTTATGTAGTGTGACTGATTCTGCGACAAGGCCTGTAGGCCCAACGAGTTACTTGGTACTTTCTTCTTCTTTTGAGGCTTCTTCAACTGTTGGTTCTCCGACTAGTAGTTGTATGCTTATTTGTAATCCATCATCTGCTGCTTTCTCGACAGCTTCAGATACGGCTTGGTATAGGTCACTTTCCAGATCTATGTGGTACTTAGATTCAATCCAGAAGGCATATAACGGGTTTAACATGAACAGCACTACTGAGGTTAGTACTGCCAGAGCTGAGGCTAACCAGATAACATCTGTTATTAATCCTATCAATTAAAGAACTCCTTGTATTTATCGGTGGGGTAGGAGGCACCTGTTAGTGTGCCAACAACCTTATCATCAACTAATTTAACAAGTACTGGGATGTGTCGTACACCCAAAGACTTGGCGAGATCCATACCCTCATCTTCTTCAATGTCTAGTGGCTCGTACTCTAAGCCCTCAGCGTCTAGCCTTGCTTTTAACATATTACATGCGGAGCAGCTACTGCCTGTTAACATCTTAATCATTATTCACCTCTGTCTAAGTATTCTAGTTGTATTTGTAGTACGTGGATTGCCTTTGTTATATCTTTACGATGTGTACCCTTCTCACGAGTTAGGTACTTACCTACCTTAGTGTAAATAGCTGCACGTAGGCCATTATATCCAAAGTTAAGGAATGTAGCTTCTAGTGGCTGTACACCTTGATTCTTGTAGTGATTTCCATCTACCTGAGAGTTTATCGCAGACTCTGTAGTGGTAGTACGACTACTCTTATTACCCGTTGGTTTAAACTTCTCAGGGTCATAGCCGTCAAACACGCTAGTCTTTGCTTCAACATCGTATGCAGAGTCGAGGCCTTTCCATGTTGGTTCTAGTTTACCCATCAGTACTTCTCCTGTTAGCTTGATACACAGCTTCTGCGAAACCTCGTGGGGTTGCTGAGCGTATGTTCTTAGTCTTTAATGATTTACCACCTAGCTTGGCGTGTTGTGTACTTGAACCATAGTTCTCACAGTCCACAGGATCCTTTACAGGCATCTTGAAGCCGTTACCAGTCCAAAGACAAGTCTTCTTAGAGTAGGCATCACTGGGTGCTATGTAGTCGGGGTACAAAGGATGTAACTCTTCACCTTCTTTGATGTAACCACCGTATTCATATGGGTGGAACATGTGGTTAGGCTTACGCCATAGGGTTGCCAGACGAGACACAGGGTTCTCTATGTAGAAAGGGATACCCAGAGAAGTGAACAGTCGTGAACACCACTTGGCATGTCTTGTTGCAGTCTTCTGGAAGAAGGGATCCTTCTCAGCCTTAGACTTAAACCATGCAGCACCTGATACAGCTAGGTCGGTACATACGGGGAACCCCATGCCAAACACTACGTCCTTATCTTTAAATGATTCTGATAAGTGAACAAGTGTCTTGAAGCTGTGTAAGTCTGCCTTTAGGTAGGTGATTGTACCACCACCCTCAAATAACCTGATTCTGGTTCTTTCATGTTGAATGTCATAGCAGTAGCAAGTGTGACCTGCTTTAGCCCAAGGCATAGCTGCAACACCTGTGTAGTCATATAGTGAAATTACAATGCTCATTTTACTTCTCCGAACTGCAATTAGCTATTATTTCTTCTATACTTCTGTTGCAACCAATGCAGACATTATTATCATCTAGTTCACATACGTTTATGCAAAGTGATTTAACATCCTCAGCCTTCATTTGTGAGAGCCTCCCAGCTTACAGGATACAATGGTGCTACGATCTCATCAACCATGGCCACTCCTCTTGGTATGAGTCTATATGCCCCTCAAGCATGGGACTGTCAAACTCAATGACCATTGTATTAAAGAACTTCTCTATTGCTTCACTCATACTGGAACCCCTGTGACTCTTCTGTTATGTGATTCAAGCTTCTGCTCTAGTCGGTTGATCTTCATCTTAAGCTTAGAGATAGTTTCCTTGTCCCGTAGCATTACCTTTTCATCAAGGTCAACCAAGTGTTTCCACTCTTCAATTGTCTGAGGCATTGGGGAACCCCGAGGGGTCATGCCATAACTCCTTTCAGTATTCATACGTCACCTTTCATATAAGTTAATATTCTTACCATAGATACCAGAGAGATAACAATACCAACTGCATACACAGTAGGCATAAGCCAGTAGTGCATCATTAGTATTATACCACTCAGTACTATGAATATTGCTGCTACCAATGTTGCTGGCATATGTTACTCCTTACAGTTTTATGCGCCTCATTATGTACAATGTACACATTAAGGTGCACTTTAGTCTACCAAAGCTTCCCAACTTACGGGGAATAAAGGTCTAATCACCTCATCAACCATTGCGGCTAACTCTTGTATCTCTACTTGAGCATGGGGGTCTGAGCGTTGCTTAACCATCCGAGCGTAGGCTGCCAGTGAGCCAGTGATGTAGTAGCTGGTGTACATGGACTGTGGTAAGACCATACGTGCTTGCTCTGGTGCTACATTGTCATCCTCAAGGAGATACTTATAAGCTAGTAAAGCTGTTTTTGTAGCCTCTC